AATCACTCAAATACCATCAAACCAGAGCTATTTGCGTATGAATTAAAACGAGTTGGAACTGAATATGGTGAATGTGTTATTGCACCGGAAATAAACAATATGTCCGGAGGGATTGTTATTGTTACTTTGAAGAACATTTACAACAACATATTTAGAGCAACTGATAGGACAAAGGCCAAAGAGGTAGAAACATTACAGCTTGGTTGGCATACTAATTCCAGGAGTAAACCACAAATGTTTATGGACTTCAGGCGAGATTATAATGATGGACTAATTCACATTCATGATGAACAAGTTTTGAAAGAAATGAAATCTTATGCCAATTCTGATATAGTCGAGAACCCAAAGAGCAAGGTTACAAGACACTTTGACCTATTAGTTTCTTGTGTAATTGCATGGCAGATGAAGAATGAAACAAAAGAAAGAAATGTTGTATCTGTTTCATATCATTTTTAGTTTACATTTATAAAATAAAGTATTACAATTAATATGTTAATAACTAACTAAAACAAACAATGATTTCAAATATTGTAACTAATGATAAAGGAGAACCAGTAGATGGAAATGGTAAAAAATTATCTGTTTCTACTTATAATCCATCAGAGGAAATTAAGAAACTATTTGCAAGAGTTCAAACTGATTATCAGATGGCTTGGAGATTGCAACACAGAACTTGGGATGAGTTTGATGGTATGAGTTTACTTGAAAGAGCTAAACTAGACCAACAGACTTTTGGTGCTTATGTAGGGGTTACACAAGAACCTTTGAGTAAACAATGGAGATGGAAAGGTAGAAAGAATACAGCACGCAATAAAGTAATTGGCATATTAGCTCATATGATAGCTGGTATGTTATTTCCATATTGCACAGCTTACAACGAAGATAACGAAGAAGATGAAGCCACAGCAAGAGTAATGAGAATCTTAATTGAGGACCACCTAAAGAAAGCAGACTATGAAATAAAATTCTTATACATGGTTACTTCTGCATTAGTAAACCCAGCAGTTCATGTTGAGGTTGAGTATGTTGAAGCTATGCAAAGAATTAAAGAAAAGATGGCAGATGGAACTTACAAGGTGCTTGAAGCAGTTGATATGCTTTTGTCAGGTATTGGATTAAATCTAATCCCTATTGATAACATATTGCCAGCAGACTTTTACACTAATGATGTTCAAAGGCAACCTTACATGGTTAGAATCAGAAGAATATCTTATGACGAAGCTAGAGGAATCTATGCCGGTAAATATTTCTTTGATGAAGATGGAAAACAAGTAGACCAATTTGACCATGTGGTAGCAGGAATGACTAGATTGTTTTTAGCAGGACAGGAACACCAAACACTTTATGATATTGAATGGACCGAAGCAGATAAGAACTATGTTCAAGTCTTAACCATCCAATATAGACCAGAAGATTTGGAAGTTACATTTGTGGCCGGAGTTTACATGGGAGAAGAAAAAGATGTTTACAATTGCAATCCATTTAATCATAGAAGAATGTCTTTGATTGGTAATGAATGGAAATCTATTCCAGTTTATAACATTGCTAAAAGTGGATTTGAACCATTAGACCCAGCTGGTAGATTCTATTACTACAAGTCAGCTTGTTTCAAAGAGTTCTGGGATGATGCAGCACAAAACAGAATGCATCAATTAGCTTATGATGGAACTTATCTTGATGTTATCAAACCATTGTTTATGTCCGGAGTTGCTAAAGTGGACCAGACAGTTATGGTTCCAGGAGCAACAATTGGTATGCCATTAGGAGCAACAGTTACACCTTATGCACTTTCACCAAATCTAGTTGCAGCAATGAATATGATGAGAAGTGAAACTGAAGATATGAGTGAATCTACTCAAGACAAACAACAGGGTGGAGTTACAGAAAAAGGAGTTACAGCAACAGCAGCAATGAAGGCAGAACAAAATGCAAGAGTTATACTTGGAGTTCTAGGAGTAATGACAGCAGACTTGATTAGACAGATAGGAGAGCTTACAGTCGATTGTATTATTCAGCACACAACAGTAGGTGAGATTGATGCAACAATACCGGAATCACTAAGAATGAAGTTCAAGACTTTAATGTCTAAAGGAAAAGAAGGTGGCAATGATGTAACACATAAGATTGAGTTTGATGATTCACTTATGGGCCAAGCATTGAGCAAAGAAAAGGCATCTGAAATGGAATGGGATATGTTTTATAAAGCCGGTGGTCTTGGTTCTAAACAAAGACATTGGAGAATCAACCCTTACAAGTTTGCTCGAACACAGTTTGGAATACTAATTGACCCAGAACAAATAATTTCTCGTTCAATGGGAACAGACCAACTAAGAAAAGACAGAGCATTTAATCTATTAGCAGACCCAAGAGTATCACCTTATATCAATATGCCGGAAGTGATTGATGAGTTTATCCTAAAAGAATTTGTATCAGGTAATCCAGATAAGTTCAAAAAGACACCAGAACAAATGCAACAAGAACAACAGAATCAACAGCAACCAGGAGCAAATGATATGTTACAAAATGTAATGGGGTCGAATTTACAAAAATAATTAAATTAAAATAAAATATATGAAAAATGTAATAACAAAAAAAACAGCAGATAAATTTCAACCAAAAAAGATAGTAGGTAAAACAGCAAAAACACCAAAGTGGGAAGGTTCAAAAGCAGATAAAAAGATGGATAAGAAGATGGGTTATAAAGAAGGCTCAAAGAAAGATAATAAACTAGATAAGAAAATGGCTAAGGCTAAGTCTGGTAAAGTTATGCTTGGAAAGGCAATGAAAAAATTAGCAAAATAATTTAAAACTATATGGCAGAAAAATCAAAACAAAAAATTAGATTACATAAGTTTATTGCAACAGGTGGTAAACCAAAAGATTACAAGGGGGCAGTGAAAAATAGTGTTGTTAGACCAACAAAAAAGTAGTAAAATACTTATATGCCAAGAGGTATATACAAAAGAATAAAATCTCCTTTAAATAAAACAACCTATAAACATACAGAGGAATTTAAAAAAGCTCTTAGCCAAAGAATGAAAGGAAACTCTTATGGTAAGTGGTGGAAAGGCAAAAAAAGACGACCATTTACACAAGAACATCTTGAAAAAATGAGTAAAGTTAAAAAAGGTGTAAAATGTATAAGGAGTATTAAAGGGAAAGAATCTTTTAAAGTTAAAATGTCAGGGGATAATAATCCTATGAAAAATCCTGAATTAAGAAAATATTTTAGTTTAAGATTCAAGGGAGAAAATAGTAATTTGTGGAAAGGAGGTTTAACTGAAAAGAATCTAATTATAAGAAACTCTAGTGAGTATAAACTTTGGAGAGAAGCAGTCTTCAAAAGAGATAATTGGACTTGTATATGGTGTAAAATAAGAGGAGGAAAATTAGAAGCAGACCATATAAAACCCTTTAGTTTATATCCTGAATTAAGATTTGCTATAGATAATGGTAGAACACTTTGTCGAAAGTGTCACCAAACCACCGAAACTTATGGTGGAAAAAGTATTAAAAGTAAGTAAGAAAAAATAATATGACACCAGATTGGGTAATTAATTATTCTAAGTATCAGAGAGCAATGGCAACAGCTAAAAACTCAAATGATATTTCAGAAGTTAAAGCATTATATATTTCTTTTGGTGGCAAAGTAATTATTACAGATGATGAGCCAACTATTGAATTAGAACCAGAAGTTATAGCAGATGTTAAAGCAAAAAAAGTAAAGAAAACAAAATAAATGATAAGTCCTACAACAGAAAAATTAATAAAGCAACTTAAAAAAAGCAACTTAACCTTAGAGGATAGGAATGCTATTGTAACAGTTTTATTGGATAAATTAGTTGTATTACCTTTAAACAACACCCTTGTAATAAACCACAAGGGCATTGTTGTTAATGGTAAACCACTAGAACAAGAGGTAGCACTTAACTTTGTAGAAAGTTGCCACGCTTTGAAAGGAAACATGGCAAGAAATATAATTAGAGAACAAATGAAGTTCCTTGCAATCAATTTAGGGATACATAATGCAGTAAGTTTAGATACAATGTATTTTGCTAAAGCAGCATTGTGGAATATTCAACAAGAAGATGAATTATTACAAAAAATAATTGATTAATTTGTTGCAATAAAAATTAGTTAGTAGTATTATTAATATAAGGTAACTTGCACCTAGCAAGACTAACACGCAACTCTGGCTATTAACAGAGAACAACATGGCAGACAACATAAAAATAGAGGATTTAGTAGAAAAACCAGTAGCTCCAACCTCTGAAGTTACACAACCAGTTATAGTGGAACCTAAAAAAGAGGAACCAACTATAGAACAAGACCCTTTGAAAGTTGAGCTAGATAGGGTAACTAAAACTGGAAGAACTGAAAAAGAAAAAGCTGAATTTACTTTGCGTAAAACAGCAGAAAGAGTTAAGGCATTAGGTGGTGACCCTACATCTATTCTTGGAATAAATGAGGACCCAAAACCAAATGACGAAGATGATGACAAACCTTTAACAATCGGAATGTATAAAAAGATTCAGCAAGAGGGTGCTACTAAAACAGCATTTCAACTAGCTGATGAAATACAAAACGAAACTGAAAAGGAACTTGTAAAATATCATTTAGAAAACTCAATCAAATCTACCGGTAATCCAGATGAGGATTTAAAACTTGCAAGAGCTTTGACTAACGCTGTTAAAAACAGTCAGATAATCGAAGAATCTGCAAGGAAAACTCCACCAAAAACATTTTCTAATAGTAGTGGTGTCGAAGCCAAGAAAATAGAAAATACTGGTGAGCTTGAACCTCATGAGCTACCATTTCTCGGAAAACCTTTTAACATGACTAAAGAAGCCATAATAAAAGCTAGACAACCTAAATAATCAAATAGTCTTGTATTATTATTTATTTAATTTTACAAAACATATATGGCAGCAGTAAGAAACGCAATCGGTATTATTACCGAAACAGACCCTCGTTTTGCAATACCAGGAGTAATAGTAGCAGCAGGAGCAGTTGCAACAATCGCAGCAGGTTCACCTACTAAGTCAGCAGATGCAGCAGGAGCAGCAACAGGAGCAGTAATTCCTATGGTTGATGCTAATGGAACAATCGCAGAAAACTTTACCGGTGTAGCAAAAAGTGATTCAAATGAAACAGCAGCAGTAGCAGGAACAGTAGCAATTTGGCTACCATTGCCTGGTTATATCTACAGTTGTGCAACTAAATTAGCAACAGATATAAACACACCAGCTAAATTGGGTGCTATGTTTAGAAAGAGAGTTATCTTTGATTTAACAGGAACAACTTGGACTGTAGATTCAGGAGCAGCAGATGCTCTAGTAAATTGTGTCACAATCGTGGGTGGAGATTACAGAACAGGAACAGTTTACTTTGTTTACAAACCAGCTGGAACACTATTAGGCCAACACCAGGTTGCTTAATTATTATTAACTTAATCAATATAAATATATATGCACAATGATATAGCACCTTCACTGATACTCGTTAAGACAGCACTTGATAAGTTGTTAGATGAAGCAACAATAGAATTAGCAGTTGTCGGTAAGGCAACAGCTAAAGACGAAATGGTTTTCACACAGGATTCAGCAACAAACGCAGCAGTAGTTAGTTCAGTAATCGGTGGTGGAGGATACTTTTCATCAACTCTTGATGATGTAGCTCCAACAAACGAAGCTAACCTTTCAGCAGCAGCACAAAAAACAAGTTTGGTCCTTCAGTTTAAAAAGAATCTACCAATCAGTAGAACTTTCATGGCCGACCAACAGCTTTCAGCAGTTAGTAAGGCAGTTCGCCAACAGGCTTTAACTTGGGCAGCATCACAAGACAGAAATGCTTTCAGCACTTATGCTCTTGGATTTACTACTCAATTAACAATAGATGGAGTGGCTTTGTTCTCAAACTCACACATCAACCAAAATGGTGATACTGTAGATAACCTAGAAACAGGAGTTCTAACAGATGCAAACTTGAACATTGTAGTTAATAGCCTAAGAACACAGTTGTCACAAACTGGCGTAGTAATTGGATATGAGCCTAAGTTTATCTTAACTCCTTCACTTCTTCACCAGACAGGTATGACTATTGCTAAATCAGTTCTTAGAGCTGGTGGTGCAAATAACGACCTTAACTATTTCTCAGAAATGTATCCTGGAATGAAAGTAGTTTACTCTCCATTCCTAGATGCAACTTCAACAACAGCATACTTTGTAGGTTCACAAACTCATGGAGTATATCGTTTTGAAAGAGAAGCATTTTTCACAGACCTAGTAGACTGGAAAACAAATATTAATGACCAATACATGTATAAAATGCGTGCAAGAGAGGTTGTTGATTCAATTGAATATTCAGGACTTGTAGGTTCTAATGGAACAGTTTAAGTTGTTTATTCCCTCAATCCCTTATGGGGATTGGGATGAGTAAATAACTCAATTAATAATTTAATTAATAAAATATATGTCACTACAAGCAACATCACTCTTAACAGCAGCACATGATTATGGAACTTATAAAAATATAAGTGCATCATCATTAGTAGAAACAGGTTCTGGAACATTACAGGGCCTTATAATTAATTCTCACACAAATGGAACAATTAAGTTCTGGGATAATACAAGTGCAGCTACTACTGTGCTTTGTAACACTATTACTTTAGCAGCAACTGAAAGATGGATTCCATTATTTGGAGCAAAGTTTGTAAAAGGACTTTATGCAACAATTGGTGGAGTAGCAGATGTTACAATTATTTATAACTAAAAAATAACATGAAAATAATCTCTGACCTTAAAGATAGTGTAACAGGAATACTCTCTGGGGTAGACTTATCAAATGTTTCTGATGTCTATGGATGTTTTGAAAGGTCTGTATCTACAATGATACAGAAAGCAAAAATACCGGAAGCAACAGGTATCCAAAACATAACTTTATATAGTGGTGTTACAGATTATCTTTGTGATACTCACATATATGGAAATGAAATTACTGACATACGACCACAAGGAATATCACGCAATGCTTCAAACTTTGTAACTAAAAACTTTCCAGATGATTTTGACAGAAATAAAGGAATCTACACCCCAATCCAGACTACTTCAGCTTTTGAATACCAAAATGGGCAACCAATAATTAAAATATTATCTCCTTACCCTAAACAAAAAGTAAACCTAGACCCAATGACTGATATTACAGGTTGGGTTGTTGGTGGTTCTGTAACAAATCTAGTAAAAGATGTATCTAACTTCTACCAAACACCGGCATCAATGAGATTTGTTCTAAATGGTGCATCTTCTGGAACTCTTACAAAGACTATTTCAACTGTAGACCTAAACCAATATCAGAATGTAGGAGTAGCCTTTCTTGCAATCGAGATTCCACCAGGAGCAACAGCTACAGATTTGACTAATATAACTCTTAAAATAGGTTCTGATAGCACAAACTATAACAATATAACAGCTACTTCAGGCTTTCTTGGGTCTTGGGTATCTGGTAATTGGCTCATTGTATCATTTGATTTTTCAGGTATAGGCCAAACAGGAACACCTAATTGGAGCAAAATAACCTATTTGCAGGTTGGATTCACTCATAGTGCATCAATCACTAACTTTAGAACTGGTGGACTATGGATTTCAATGCCAACACCAGCTCAAATCTGTTACCAAAGCCCAGCAATCTTTCTACCACTAGGTTCTGATGTAGCAACTATTGATATAACAGCAGATACAGACAGAATAATACTTTCAAATCCAGCTTACAATATCTATTTGCATGAATGTGTAATAGCAGTTCTTGAAAACACCGGAGCAGGAGAAAGTGATGCTTCAAGTGTAAAAATTAACCAAATACTTCATGGAGTAAGAGGAAGAAATGGTGCAATTATTCAACCAGGTTTATATGACTTATTTAAAGGAGATAATCCAAGCCAATCACTTAGACAAACAGGTAGTTGGTATGAAAATTAGCTATGATTGACTTAGCAATACAACCTTATGATGACATACAGAACTACTTAGATATTTTATATGCTAATGGAGGTGGAACTTGCACACTAGAAACCGGAACTCATACGCTAACTCAAGACTTAATAATTTTAAGTGGAGTAACTTTAAAAGGTGCTTCCAGAGATAACTGTATTATAGAATGTGGAGATTTTTCAGTAAGAATGGAAGGCACAGATGTTTATAATACCGGTGATGTTTCAATAACTAATGGGTCTACAACAGTAACAGGAAGTGGAACTACTTTTGATGTTTCAATGGTAGGTAGGCACATTTGGTTACAGGACAGTTGGTATGAGATAGCAACATTTACTTCAGATACAGAATTAGAACTGATAGATATTTACACCGGAACAACACTTACAAACGAAACAGATTATGTAATTTCTCAAATAAACCTATTGCCACAGTTACAAACACTAACAGTTCAAAATTCTACAGGTTCAGCAATAATTATAAACAATACAAGAGAGGTTGGATTAGATAATGTGAATATATATAATTCAGTTATTGGCTTAGAAATGAATTATAGTTTGTTTCCTAAAATATCAATATCATCAGACTATAATGAAGTTGGAGCAGTTTGGAATAATGTTTATGGTTATAACATAGACTTTTGTGAATTTAGTTATTCAACAGTTGGAGCAGGATTAGTTATGACAAAATGTGGAAAATCTAACCTATACAGTTCATCATTCGCCAACAACGCAACAAATGGAATAACAATGACAAATTGTAGTTCAAATCCTATTGATAGTTGCGATTTAAGTAATAATGGAGCAAATGGTATTGAATTAATTTCTAATTGTAATACTAATTCATTTAGTAGTGGAACATCTTTTGATAACAATGGAGCTTATGGAATAAAAATAAACAACGCAAACTGTTCTGATAATATTTTAACCGGAGTAATTGCATTAGGAAATATATCAGGGAGTTTAGATGATTCAGGAACCGGAACATTAAAATCACTAACAGTTAATAAATTATAATATGGCAATAAACACAGCAAAAGCAAAAGACTTTGAGTTCAAAAATATCATAAACTCCTTTGGGGGATATGTTTCTTCTTTGGATAAAACCAATATCAAAGAAAACTATCTTGTTAGAGGTTCACAAAATGTTTATAAAAGACTTTCTGGAACTGTTGCTGTAAGACCAGGACAAAAAAGACTAGGCGTAGCAAACACAGTTGCATCTCCTTGTTATTCAAAGTATGTTTGGAACACATCTTGGGGTATGACCTATGTGATGGTTGTTTCAAATGGAAATCTATATGTAGTAAAAGATAATGTCTGGTATTCACTTCTTTCAGGCCTAACAAAAACTCGTTATGTGTTTGATAAATGGTGGGATAATACAGAAAAGAAAGACAGATGTCTATTTGTTAATGGAACATCTGATATTTTCCATTGGAGTGGTGGATTTGCACAGGTAAATGGACTAAATAATATAATAACAGCAATTAATTCAACCCCAACAGCAGGTGGCACAGGCTATACTGTAGGAGATATTTTAACTATCACAAGTGGTTCAGCAAATGCTACTGTAAAAGTAACTATAGTGGCTAGTGGTGCTGTTTCACAAGTAACATTGGTATCCGGTGGAGATGGTTACACAGTTGGAGCAGGCAACGCAACGACAGGAGGAACTGGTAATGGTTGCACTATAAATATTACAGCAGTAGCATCTCCAACAGTAAATACAATAACACTCAAAGACACAACAAAATCATGGCAACAGATGGGCTTTGCATCTAATACAGCAGGAGAAAAGAAATTTATGATTGGAACAACTGAATACACTTATACCGGAGGTGAAAGCACTTCTACTCTTACTGGTGTAACACCATCAGTTGCCGGTGTAGCAGATAATTCTTATGCTATTCAATCAGTAATGACAAAATCTACAACACCAAATGTAAACCAATTAAATGATTTTATAAAAGTAATAAATAACCAGGCTTATATTGGTTCTTACACTTCAAGACTATGTTACATCTCTAGCAGCACAGATTTTACTAACTATGTAGTTCCAACACCAAGACTTGCCGGAAGTCCAGAACTTTTGACCTTAGATGGAACATTAAAAGGTATCGGAGTAAGGCAAGGTAAAGCAACAATCGGTTATGGTTCAGGTTCTTGGGCAGTTATTTCATTTACAGATATTTCAAATAACAATATCATAACTCAAAAAACTAATGTAGATGTTAAGCCGGTATCTTTGCTACAAGCACCTTTGGCTCATGAGTTCATAGATAGCACCGGAGATAATATAATATATTTGGGCCAGGATAATCAGGTCCATAATTTTGGTGATTTCAATAATCTCTTTGTATCAGGCTATCCATCACTATCACAAGAAATTGCAAGAGAACTAACTAAAGAAAATTTTACCGGTGGAGGTCTTAGATGTATTGGTGAATTTGTTTATCTTACAGCACCAAATTCAGGTAAGACTTATCTATATCAAGTAAGAAGTAGTATTGGAGATAATGGAGCAATAGGAGCAGAAAGACTATGGCATTCACCATTTGTTTGGAATGCTACATTTATAGACCAGATTGATGGAAATGTTGTGGCCTTTTCAAATGCTAATCCACAAATATATCAAGTCTGGGATACCGGTCAATACTATGATGATTCTCCTTCAGGAGAACAATTACCTTATACTTGCGTTATGGCTATGGGTTATCGTGGTGGCCAAAGACGACAAGGATTATGGTCTTTCTCTAAACAATTTACAGAAGGATATATTTCATCAGGAACTCAATTAAATGGTCTTATGAATTATAACTATCAAGGAGCAACTGATTCAGTATCTTTCACAATAAATAGCATAAAAAAACCAGCTTATACTTTTGGTGCAGCAACTTCTTCATTAGGAGAAAAGAATCTAGGAGATGAATCTCTAGGAGAAGGTGGTGTTATTGATATGGCTAATGACCCAGATTCACTTTTGAAGTTTAAAGTAATAAATTCCATGTCAATTATAAATGTATTTGAGTGGCAACCAATATATTATTCAGATACAGTAAATTCAAATTGGGAGATTCTAGCTTTAGGAACGAATGCAGAAGTAGAATCGGAGCAAGTTCCTGGTTT